GAGTGTATCCGCAGACTCATCGGCAGCATTGCTCCTGCCTTGGACTGAAAAGCCCGAGCGTCGCACAGAAGTAGCCAAGCAGCTCACCGCAGAACGCGAAATCACAGAGTTCCAGGTGGGTTCCGGAATGGTTCGCAAGTGGGTTCAGACATTCAGTCGCAACCACCTACTCGACGCCGCTTATCTGGCATTTGTGGGGCTTGCTGTGTTAAAATATGATGCCGATCAGGCCGAAGCAATTCGCCAAAAACAGGCAGAAATGCAGGCCGCAAAAGGCGTGATTTCAGGCAAAAAGCCCGAAAAATTCGTAAGGAAACTGCGATGAAACAACTAAATTCACCTCGATACACGCAGAAACGCGAATACACCCCGACGCACGCAGTTCCGGGCGGTGGCATGTGTCCGCAGTGCGGGCGATTTGCGGGAGTCGGCAGCTCGGCGGCCTCTGGTGAATTTCGCACGCAGTACCGTTACTGTCAATGCGGCAATTCATTCACCACAGTAATCCGGAGGGCGAACGAATGCCACTAAAGCCCGGCCGGTCAAGGCAAACCATCGCGGAAAACATCCGCAAGTTAATCCGCGAGGGCTACACACCAAAGCAGGCGGCAGCCATTGCCTACGAAGAGGCACGCAAGCGAAAGGCCCGCTGACTTCCAGACGACTGGAAAGCCGCTCTGGTGATTGCAGCAGCAGCCGTGCACCCTACGCAGCATGGCACGATCACCAGCAGAACGCCTCGCCTTATTCGAGCAACTCCGCGACAAAGTCGAAGGAGCCCTGTTGAGTGGCGCGCCCGTCGTGAGTTACTCACTCGATGGGCAGATGGTGACAAAGGAGCCGACCAGTACTTGGCTGGCCGAACTCGATGCACGCATTGCCGACCTTCGCCGTCAGGCAAGCGGTGGGCTGTCAGCATCCCGCAATCTGGTGAGGTTTCAATGAGCGACCTTGCCGCACGTATTGCAGCCGCAGGGCAGCCGACGCGACTCGACCGCGTTGTGATGGCCGTGGCTCCTGGGCTCGCTGCAAAGCGAATCCGCAGCCGCGTGGATCATGAGTTGCGCATGGCGATGTCGGCACGCGCCGCAGAAAATCTCAGCACGTGGGAAGCTGCAGGCCATGACCGCCTTCGCGGGGAAAAGTGGCTTGCCAGCCGAATCAGTCAGAATGACGCACTGGCGAGTGAGCTTGAGATCCTGATCGACCGCGCTCAAGACCTCGTGCGTAACGACGTGTTTGCCGCGTCTGCAATCGCTGGCCGCGTAGACAATGTGATAGGCCAGGGTATTCGCCCGCAGGCCCGTATTCAGCCACGCAGAGGCATTATCAGCGCATCGCAAGCTGACAGGCTCAACAGCGAACTGGAATATGCTTTCGCAAAATGGGCGAAGGCCGAAAAACTGTTTGCCAAACAGCGATTACTTGAGCGCTGCAACGCGATATTCGGCGAGTCGTGGTTATACCTCGGCGACGACGGCGACGGCTCAAAGCCTGTCACGCTATCCACACAGGTGATTCACCCGCTGCGGATTCCAGTCTATTCGTACATTCGCCGGAGCGTCACAGAGCGGCGAATGGGGCTGAGGCTCGACGGCAATGGCAATCCAATTGCAGCGTTCGTGCTCAAGCAAATTCCGAACGACAGCTACACTTCGGACCTGAGCGAAACCGAAATCTCTCTTGACGACCTTCTGCACGGATTTGAGGAGCAGTCACCTGGACAACTCCGCGGATTCCCGTGGCTTGCTCCCGCGATGGCCAAATTGAAAGACCTGAAAGACTTCGTCCATGCAAATCTAGTGGCCGAACAGGTTGCCGCGTGCTACGGGGCATTTGTCACGGGCGTGACAGATCCGGTCTACACCGCTGCAGCAGGCCGGGTAAAAAGCAATCTTGAAGACCTTGCCCCTGGCAGCATCCAATACCTCGGTGATGGTGAATCAATTCAGTTCAGCGACCCAGCGCGTCCAGGCACTACACTTGCCCCATATGTTGAGTGGGCACTGCATGGCGTGGCGGCAGCACTGCGATACCCTTATGAGTTGCTGGCAAAGCAATTCACCAACAATTTCAGCGGCGGCAGGCTGGCACTTATCGACGGTCGAATCACATTCAAGTGCTGGCAGCACGTGCTTATTCAGCGGCAGATGGAGCCACTGTGGGCGCGTTTTGTAGATCGCTGCGTGGTGCAAGGTGTCGTGAATATCGACCCCGTGAAGTACGAAGAAAATCGAGATCACTTCCTGCAGCATCAATGGATTCCGCCGGGCTGGCCGTGGGTTGATCCAGACAAAGAGGTTAAGGCTGATATTGCAGCGATTGAAGCAGGTCTGACAACGCAGACTGAAAGCCTTGCAAGTCGAGGCCGGGACTTCGACGAGACCCTGCAGCAGATCGAGCGGGAGTTGCAGGCGAAGGCTGAAATGGAAGCCCGCATGATGGAGTTTCGTCGGTCGCTGGGGCTCGATGATATCGGCGACGACACCGACGACACCGACGACGATGAGCGGGAGCCGATCACACAGCCAAACGGGCAGCCGGTTTCTGATGGCGACATGGCCACACAAACAGCATCGGTAATGCTGCTGGCAAAATACGACGGCGCACAAATGCAAGCGAGAGACAAGCAATGAGCACAATAACAACCGCACCGCCAGCAGACGCCTTCCGCACCGACGCTATCCGCGACCAGCCGCAGCGAGTAGACCGGCAAGCCAACGTGATTTACGGGGCGTCGATGATGCAGGTGGGCGACCTCAATGAAGGCGACGCCAGGCCGTGGACCGTCGATGCGGAAACGCTACAACAGGCGCTAAGCCTCGCGCAGCAAAGCCGCACGGGAGTTAAGGCCCGATTCACTCACCCGAACATGTCGTCTGATGGCATGGGATCGTACCTCGGACGCTGGGCTAACTGGCGGATCGAAGGTGAGACACTGCGGGCAGATTTGCACATCGCAGATGCGGCGTTCACCAGCCCGCAGGGCGACCTTGGTAATTATGTCATGGATCTTGCGGAAGCCGATCCGGGAGCGTTTGGCGTGAGTCTGGCGCCACGAAATGACACCCCCAATCTGCAGGCATTCGAGCGACGTGAAAACCCAAAGCCCGACGAACGCTGGCCGATTCGGATGACAGCCCTCCGCGCGGCTGACGTTGTCGATGAGCCTGCAGCAACTCGCGGCGGATTCTTCTCTCTCGATGCCGATCTTCGGAATCTTCCAGCGCAGGCAACAGCCTTACTCAACACCTATTTTGGCGACGCAGAACCCGACGTGGTCCGGGCGCGAATCGCCGGTTTCCTGGACCGCTATTTTTCAATGAAAGGGCAGCCCGTGGCAGCCGAATCAACCACCGAAATAATTACCGAAACCCCGGCTGCTCCTCCAGCACCTCCAGCCGATCTGTCGGCAATTGCGGCCCCGCTCATTCTAACACCAACTGCAGACCTCGCCGCGGCTGAGCGCACGCGATGCAAACAAATCCGGGCGCTCTGTGACCTCGCTGGAGCTGGCGACAGGTTCAACGCTTTTGTCGATGCTGGATTCTCAGTTGAGCAGGCGCAGTCGGCACTGAAAGAGCTGATGGGACACCGCCAGCCACAACTCAGCAACGCGCCGGAGATGCCAGCAGATCCAGACGTAAAGTACCGCAACGAATACCAGCAGCATTCGCATCTGCTGAGTGTGACGGAAGGCGAGTATATTCGCAGCCGTCGCATTGATGATGGCTTGCAGCCTCTGCGGAAGTGACGCAGTAGCTACTCCAGTTTCATTCAATCCGCAAAGGAGAACAGACAGTGGCAGTAACCGCAAATCAGGTGGTTTTTATGCAGAGTGCGGGCAAGCTGAGTCGCTGCAAAGCGGCAGCCGTCAACCTGTATCAAAATACTATCGCATTCTGGGATGCGTCCACCGGATTCATCACCAACGACGACAATGGCGGGGCCAACGCCTTCGCGGGCATCGTCTACCAGCAGTGCGACAACTCCGGCGGCAGTGCCGGGGATAAAGAGGTTGAACTGTGGACCGAAGGCGTCTTCCGGCTGACGGGCACCAGTTTCACTCAGGCGACTGCCGGTGACCTCATTTACGCATCCGACAATTTCACGATCACTGCCAGCAGCAGCAGCACAAGCCGAATTGGTCGTGCCGTGAACTTCGTTTCCGCCACTCAGGTTGATGTGGCAATCGACATCCTCGGCTGATTCGT